AGACTTGAGTATTGGTGCCGATGGCTTGACGAACGCTATTCGTTCCGTCGTGTGCAACTAAATCCCCTTTGGTAGTTAAAGGATCTAGTGCATTAAAGGCTGCTGTTGCCGTAGTTTGACCAGTCCCGCCATTGGCAATAGGCACTGCTCCGGTAATACCATTAGTAACATTTACCTGAGCCCAAGCGGGATTATTGGAAGTTCCAGTATTTGAAAGATACCTTGTTGAACTTGCGTTCTTAGCTAACCTAGTCCATGTGTCTGAAGCATCGGCATACAACAAATCTCCTTGAACCCCCGCCACAGCTGCAATCGAAGTTAGGGTTGCATCAATTGGTTGAAAAGCTGTTGAATCTAATCCGTCAAGAGTATCCGCATTTAAATTGGTAACTTTTGTAGTTGAAGAAACGACTAATGGGGCCGTTCCCGTTACGACTGTTGAAATAAGCTGTGTGGAGGCTCGTACATCACCAACAACATCTAATTTTGCACCTGGCGCTACTGTTCCTATACCAACCCTTGAATCCGACCAATCAAGAGTCATTATGTTTGACCAGGAAGTTCCTCCATCCGAGGAGCGCTCAAAAACTATATCGGATGAGGAGTAAGTGTACTTCTGTCTCATCCATAGAGTACCAACAGAAGCGTTTGCGCCGTAAAAAATATTAGTAGTTTCAGCTCCTGTGCCAACAGTTCCTAAGTAAAGCCCCCCACCATCTCCTGAAATAAGAGCCTTACTTGAAACGGTTAAAAGGTCTGTAGTTTTGTTATAAGCAAATCCAGCATCACCCCCAAATACACCACCATCATTAATTTGTACTTGGGTATCAGAACCACCAGGTGATGTTGTTGGGCTTGCAACAAACTCAAGAGCTGTTTCACCAGCATTGACACGAACAAGTTTTAAACTTTCGCCTGTATATGTATTTGGAGTGTCTGAAAGGTCTAAGAAATTATCTACGCCACCCCCTCCTGCTACCGGCATATTATACAAACTCCTGTATTGCTAAATTCGTAGATGCTCCGGAAGCAATTGCATTAATCAAAGCCGTACTAAAAGAAAACTCATCCATCCAAAAAGTTTGCTTTGAAAAGATTGTAATTCCCGAATCCAAAACGGCGGTACTTCCAAATGCTATAGAAATTCTATTTGTTGTGTGGGTATTTGTAAGATAAAGACCTTTTCTGCTTATGTTTGCAGCTAATGCTAAACCAGACGCTACGCCTACGGTTACAGCGCTTGAGGCTGAAGCCGTTAAGGATGTGCCTCTTGATGTTACAGGCATTGGATTTGTGCTTGAAACAGGACCGTCATTAGCGCCAATTGTACCGAGAGTGAGTTTTAGGAGTTGATATTGATAATTAGATATATTATCAGAGGCTACGGGCTTTCCGCCTACTTCATCTCGACGCGCTACTGAATCTAGGCTCATGGGTTATTCCTGTAAGGTTGCTATTAAAGCTCGCATAGTTGCAGGACTAAAATAAGAAGGAGAAGGTTTAAAGCTTGTATCAATAGGAGTTTTAGAAAGACTAATTAAATCGGCTATGTTTTGCATCGGAGCAGTTTCCCTTCCTCTTGCGTATTGAGCCATTTTCAAAGCCTGTGGTGTTTCTTGTCGATTAAAAAACCTAGAAAGACCAGACACGATATTTCCTTTTGGGCTTAAAGAAAGATTATACTTAAAACCAGATCTATCAAAAGTTGGAATAGCAGATAAATCTTTTGGTACTCGCTTCTTCATTGTTTCTCGACCAAAAGAATCAAGCACATCTTCAAAGCTTTTTAATGCTCCATATTCTTCATTTAGCTTATTAAAAATCTTAGGGTCTACGCCTAAGTTTCTTTTTATGGCAGGGAGAGATAGTTTATTTTCAATTGCTTTATATAAAGCTTTTTGAAGTTTACTAATAGCCTCAATCGAGCCTTGAGTATGAGTTATCACATCACCTGACAAAGCTTTTGCTTGATTAAGAGCGTTAAATTCTTTTAGTAAAACTTTGCGCACTTCATTTAAATTTTGTGTCATTTGAAGTGCTGCCGTAGGAGTAGTGATTCTAATATTACCTTTAGCATCTACTTTTGGTGCTATATCCCGAAGAATAGAATTCATCTGTTTTTCTATGGCGTTTGCAATAGGCTCGGCAGATTCCGTAGTTCTAAGTTTTGCTATTCGTGTTCTTAACTCCTTAACAGCCGGAGTAACATCTTTAGGCATAATTATGCCGGTAATGTCTTTTGTTTTAGTTGTTCCACGATTTAAAGCTATAAGCCCCCTTTGAAGCTTATCTACAGTAGTTTGTCTTTCTATTCCAATTTCTTTAAGACGAGTTGATACCTTTTCTGCCATATCGTCAACAGAAGTTGCGTTATCAAAAACACCTTTCTTCATTAAAACTGGTAAAGATTCTGAAAAGTTTGCTGCTTGTTTTTGATAAAGAGCATTACTTTTAGCTCCAACTTCCAATTGAGCCATAATGCTTTTAGCTAGATTTTCAGGATCAGCTTGCGCGGCTACCTCCGAAATAGCTTCTCCGACTTTAGGAGTGATTGTTTTTATTTTTTCTCTAGAAACTGGTAAGTAATCACTCCGTTCAGCAACATCTAGCGCTTTAGATACCGCAGGTCTTGTTAAAACTTCTTCAGCAGGTGTTTTAATACCAAAAGTTTTTCTTCCTAAATACCTACCGCCACTTGCTAACCCCCCACCGGCAACACCGCCAAGTAAACTTGTTATAGTTTGAACAAGAGAACTTTCTGGTGCTGCTTTTTTACCAAAGTACTCCCCTAGTGCAGCACCAGCTCCACCAATCATCTGGGGAATCTTGGCTCCTGGTAAAAACGGAGTAGCATATTCTCCGATCCTTTGAGCCAAACTATCAGGATCTCTTTCTAGTCCAATTTTATTTAATGCTTGCTCTACCATTTCTAAGTTTGATGGCCCTGGTGGACGAGAAAAAGATTGAAATGGATTAAGATCGGCTATGCCTCCTATAGCTGTAGGAATAGAACGAGCAACTCCTGATAATAGATTTTTTAACGGCTCAATAATGCTCATGTCATCAGAAGCATCTATACCGGATTGAATACCAGAGGTTGAAATATTAGAGCCTTTTAATTCAGCTTGAATCTCTTCTGGACTAAAACCAGCATCAGCAAGAATCTCTTCTTCTGTAAACCCTGCCGCTCTCAGTTCATCAAGCGTTGTCATTGTTTCCCTGTGCGCTCTCTCCAGGCTGGTATAGACTCACCGGGGTTTCGTTGCGGTACGCTACCGGGAGAAGTTTTAGAAATGGAAAAAATTCCACTAGTATCTTCATCAAATAAACTTCTAACTTCTTTAGCGCTTTGTGCATATTTCCTTTGCTTCCCTGCCAAATCAAGAGCATTCTTTGCAGAGTATTTTGATTTATCAATAAAGTATTGAAAACGTTTACGTAACTCTCCGGGTGTTGCTCCTGCCCCTTGTCCCGAAAAGAAATCAAGGACAATTTTAGCGTCTTTATCACTAGTGTTTCGTCCTTGCATACTAATAGCTACATCTAATCCACCAAACCCGAGCCACTCCTGAAGTCTTTGTCTGTCTGCAATTGGAATTGCGCTTAAAAAAGCATCCCTTGTAAATTGAATACCCCTACTTGCTGGATCTTTGTCTAATTTATCTGCAATAGCTAATAGAGGAGCCATTTTTTCATCTATATCAAGGGCTCCTTGAACAACATCTTGAGTCTTTTGAGGTAAGCTTGCGTTTTCGAAACGTTCTTGTACCCCGGTTTGTTGTTTTAAGCTTGTAGCTAAACTTTGGATCCTGATATTTTCATTGCTTAATGCCCTAGCTTCTTCTTGAGAAATGTCCTCTCCTAACATTAATCGTTCTATAGCCTGCTTACTAAGAGGATTTTGTGGCGTTATGTCTTGTGCTCTTCTTTGCGCTTCAATTTTCTGAAGTTCCAAAGGTTGAAGTTGTTTTTGGGTTTCAACTTCATACTTCATTCTGTTCTGTAACTCTTGAATTTTAGAACCAATATCAGCTTGCCTCTGATTCTGTATTAAATTAGCTAAACCACTAAATTGCTCAAGCCCTTGGTCGGCTCTTAAAGCTTCTGCTACATCAGGAGACTCATAAGCCTTGGATAGCCTAGAAGCTAAATTTCCATACTCACTTTCTACCTGTTGCTCTCCTAATCCCCCTGTAAACCCAGAGGCTAGGCTTTGAAGCAATGCCGCTTTCCAAGCATCTTTAGGACTAGACACCGCCCCGCTCACATCAAGGCCAGAAATAGCCTTGGAAGCAATTGAAAAAGGATTCTGGGCGGTCATTCTTTCCCGCTCTTGCATTAGACTAGCTGCTAAAAGCTCTTCAAGGCTGGGCATTAACGTCTTCTCCTTCTTGGGCGTCTAATTCTTACCGCTCGGCCTAAATTATTAAAGCTTCCCCGTCTAGGAGCCGATGCTGAAGCCGTACCACCAACCAAATCATCAGTACTGCCCCCTGCTTGTCGGTCTTGTTCTTCATTAAGAAGCCTTTCAGCTTCTCTTCTGTCTTTTTCGTTTTCTGCTGCTTGAAAAGCTCTATTAGCTCCTTGTTGCCCCGCAGCTCGTCTTGACGCCCTATCTTGAGCCTTAATCTGGGCATAGGTACTACCAATACCCGCTATATTAGTGGGCTGAACCTGCGTAGGAGTAAAACCAGGGAAAGCTGCTTCTTGAACTCCCTGTCCTAAAGACATTAATGCTCCTACCTCTTGGATAGGCTGATTTCTAGCCTGTAATCCCAGCCCAAAACCAGACTCCACAGCTTGAGTACCCATTTGCATGGCTTGTGCTCTTGCAGATTGCCTTGCCCTGTTTTGATTATCAGCCATTAACTGAGCACGTTGATTATAACCAGGAGAACCAGGAGGATTACCGGTAGTTCTTGACCACTCTTCTAACTGCTGCTGTTCTTGTTGAAATTGCGGCTCGTACTGAGCTTCAAAATCCTTATAAAGACCCTCCATAACTTCATTTCTTATAGGAGAAAAAGCTTGTTGAACTCCCGTTGCACTAAAAGGCTGATTATAAGCCCCAGGCAAGAGTCCTTGAGCCATTTGGTTAGCTTGAGACTCTAGCCCCACTTCTTGATTATAAAGCCCTTGTTGTTCAGCATTTCGGCTTTGAGTTATTACCGGTCTTCCTTGTTCATCAAAACTATAAGTCTGCGTGCCAAGAGGTTGATAGACATTCGGATTGGCTAAGGTTGATGTTCCATAACCAGCATTAAGGTTTTCTTGCCCCTGAGCTCCGATAACAGAATTGGGATTATTGATATTAACGTTTTGTCCCTGGTAAGAAGGAGCACCAAACTGTCCCTGTCCTTGAGGAATAGTTATGTTTCCACCACCACCACCCGCTCTAGTTTGAAGTCTGTTTAAACGATTTTGTTGATGCTGAGTTAGCGTTCCACCACCAGCTTGTAAATTTTGAAGATTAGTAAGTTGTCTTTGTCTTCCTCTAGTTAAAGCCATCAATATCTCCTTCTTCCAATCGCTTGACCTAACTTTTGAATAGTTCCCATACTTCTTGGATTTATACCAAGACGATTACCAAGCATTTGCCCATACTGAGTACCACCAGGGAAACGTCCAAGTTGTTGACCAACTACACTAGCTTGACCGGGAGTTTGAGCAATACTACCAAGAACTTGGGAACCATAATTCATATTCTGCTGCTCCTGTGTTTGCGATGGTTGTTGCTGAAGTGGTGGCAGCGGAGCAAATCCTTGATTGTAACCAGGGTTAGGTTGCGTAGGCATATTAGTAGGTGTTGGCCTCTCCATGGGCTGTAGTGGCACAGGAGCAGGACCACCAGAAGCTCTATTCTGAAGCATATTCATGCGATTCTGTTGTCTATTCGATAACTGCCCACCGCTAGCTAATGTATTTTGAAAACCTTGTAGTTGTTGTTGATTCCTTCTTAATAATACCATTATCTTACTCCACCCTTTTCGTAAAAAATTGTAGTTGCATGCCACTCGACTTGCTTACTACCAAAACCATTATCATTTCTAATGCTAATGGCTCTACCTAAACCAACTACCTTTATTAATGGTTGATAGAATTTAAAAGTAAGATCTGTCGTATCAGTTACGTTATTGGCAATAGCCGTATCTTCATAATCAAGATTTACGCCTATATCAAAAAATAAACCCTGGTCTTGTTTAAGCACTGGCTGAAGAAACCTTATTAACTTCTTCCTAGAAAGGTCTCCTAAGTAATTATAAGCTTGTCTTGCTTTTACATTCATATCTATAGCCGCACCATCCGTTGCCGGATTTTCGTCAAATGTTCCTTCATCCATTTTCATTATTTTGCCATAGTTAGATCCGAAATAGGCGCGTCCGTCATATACACAAAAAGAATAAGCATTTAATATAGTAAACTTACACCAACTTCCGGTAATAGCATTCATAACAAACTGAGAAGTAACCCCAGCAGTAGTCACAGCAGCGATTAATATGTACTTACCAAAAGGATTATTTATTCCGGTCCACAAAGGAGAATTCGTTGTTGCTGCATAAGCAGCAGTAGTAAAATTATTTTCGATCTTATCTGTAATAGCATTGTATTTACCGAAAATTTCAGCATTTGAAATAATTTCAGGCATGCCAATAACGCCGCGTTTTGTAATAATAAAAAGATTTGCACCTAAATAGAAAAAAGAGCGACTACCGTTAGTGCTATCAAAAAGAGATGGAGGAATGAAATAATGACCTATTTGCGCCCACGTGGCTGATGCAGGACTATCGCCTACGTAAACAACAATTTCTCCTTGATCGGAAATTAAAGCAAATAAAGTTTGTGGATTTGAGATATCTTGTCCCGTAGTAGATCCACAAAATATTAATTTCCCACCTAACTTGAAACGTGATTGAAAATCAAAAGAAGTTAAAGCACCGGTAATTGCATCAGCAGCTCCATACCAGATTTTAAAACTATTTTTTTCAATAAAAATTAGCCTGTCATTATAAGAGGTAACAAAACATAAAAGCTTGTCATCCCCCCCTGGACCGGTAAAAGCGGGTTTTGTTACTTGAACAGTAACACCATTCCAATCAACAACATCATCAGAAGAATGCCAATTTGCAAAAAAAATTCTATTTCTGAAATTTACAGAACTCCATACTGCTGTATTAAAAGTAAATCCACTCCCAGTTTGAATATCTGTAGCTGGAGTACTGGTAGCATCAAAAAAAGTAACTACTGTTGTGTCTATAAGAATTGCTATTAATTTTTTAGTTCCATTTTGTAAAGATAGTTCAGCTAAAGTTAAAATATTACCAAAACTAGTAGCACCCGTAACCTTAGAGTGCATTCGATAACCCTTTCTTATCTCAAGATGTGTGGTTTGAGGAAACCAATTTTCTAATTCAATAGCATCCTCTGGCGGCATTCTAGAAAGCGGATCTTTTGCATTCCATCCACCAACCGGAGCCGGTAGAGTTGTCGTATAAAGTGCTTCTCCTGAAGCTTCTGGAATACCAAGAACCATATTAAGTAAATATCTTATTAATCGCATTTTCATATGCAGCATACTCTTGCTGAGTAATTCTTCCTGCATTTAAAAGCCTTTTAATGCCCCGTCTTGCTTCCTCCGGCCCAACACCAGCCTGGTTATACTGAAACCTAATATTCTCCATTAATGTTGGCTCATCTGTAGCGCCCTCAAGTGCTGCATTTGAAAAATATCCGGTTGCTTGACCCGAATACTTATCATCGCCGGACGTAGTTAACTCGCCTAGTGGATTAAGATAACCAACAGCTGTTCCACCAAGGCCCGACTGGTCAACATGGTAACTTCCTTTACCGCCACCACTAGAAGTCATTTCAAATTTACCGCCGCCAGGTAAAGACAAATACCCAAGTTCGGGACTTATTCCCTTGTCTTGCAAATACTTTCGATAATCATTCCTAAAAAGAGTTCCAGGGTTTGTTTGACCTGAATGTATTGAACCTAAAACCCCTCCTCCAAGTGCACCAATTCCGCCGCCTATGAGGGTTCCAAAACCAGGACCGCCAATTAAAGTTCCTAACCCCGCCCCTAATTCCGCTCCTGACATAGCGCCACTACCAGCATCACCTTCACCAAAATTATCGAATAATCCGTAAGCACCGTGTCCTATCCCGGCAAGTGAAAGTGCTGTTCCAAGTCCAGATAATCCTGCTGCCGGTACCGCAGAACTTTCTCCTGCTAATGCTTCTATACCACCAGGCATAAGTTCAGGAATCCCAGTTTCAAGTCCGGTGTTATAAATTGTTTGAAGTTGGGGGGTTGTAAGTGCTTTTGATACTTCATACCCAGCAGTAGGAGTTGTCCCTCCTCCTATCCCAATAGATGAAAGAAGATCTTTTAACCCACTAGTCCCTTCCTTAACTATCGAGCCAGCGCCTGATCCTATTCCTTCTGCTAGTTCTCTACCTAAATATTGTCCACCAGTAAGAGCTGCAATAGTAGTTGCTAAATCTTTAATACCAGGCTTTTTTATAGATTGCTGCTTTGCTTGTTCAAGCTGCATAGCTTGGTCTTGCGCTCTTTTCTTTGCTATCGCCTGTACTACATCACTAAATCTTGACATAGAGTTAACTCCCGTATCCACGATCAGGGATGTTGTCGTACCCTAACAAACTATCATCGTAATTAGGGACCATGTTTAAATCACGACCACCTTTAATGCCAGCTAAAGCAACCTGTAAAAGCTCATCATACTCAGTTTTTGCTATTCCAAACTCTAAGCCGTTCTCCATTAAGAACCGCCACTTAATGCCAGCTTTAACAAGCTTATGAGAAAGAATCGGAAAGTCTGTGTCAGCTAAAAACCTATCGTAAGCAAATCCTTGATAAGCCCAGGTCACTGTTCCATCTGAAACTGCCCCGGAAGTGTGAGTCGGCGCGGTTGCCCCCGTTGTTCCACCAGCTATGGTCTTATAAACATTTCCAGCGTTCGAACAATAGCTATTAGCCCCAAAAGCAGTAGCCGTTATCCATTGTTTGGGGAGTATACAAGTATTTGAAATATACTCCTTACTAACTATCTGTCCGTTCTCTGCCGATGTGGGTGTGGGACTAATATTAAATTGAAGGCCGGGAGTTGTATAACCTCCATCGACCCCTAAAAGAGAAGTAGAAAACCCCGAGATTCTAAATTTCTTCCTTAATCCAGTACCAGCATTACCTTGTAAAACGGCTTGCCATTCTTGAGGAGTTAATGGCCCAAGCATCATATAATCATTTGCCTGATCCCAAGCAGTCTTGTTAATAAAATAATCAAAATCCTGCGGCATGGTGTATGCCGAGATGTTAGTTGATAAAGTAATAGACATTAATTTTGTAAGCTCTCCCCACTCATGAACCCTGAGTTTTTGCAACTCGTCATGAGCGAGCGCTAATAATTGTCGGTCAACAGAACTCGAAGAACTAACTAAAGTAGTAGAAACTGTAATCCCGATTTCTCTTTCTACGTCCTGGACTATTTGAAGAATTGTGCTCATAAATTATCAAGGCGTATAAGCTATGTAAAAAACAGTAAAATCTATTGCTGCTGTGACAATATCAACATAGAGACCTGTACTTGTGCTGGTTTCGAAATATCCAGAATCGGTAATTGGAAGTTTATCATTCAAGCCGTTTGTAATTGGAGGAACACTTAAAAATCCCATAAAGCCAGCTCCCCCAGCTCCGTTTTTAAACGCAAAAGACCCCACTGTTCCTGTGCAACTTTGCGCTATCCATCCCATTACACGAATTCTTTTCCCTGTTATAGCTGAAACAACCAACCTGTCAGTACCAACTGCTGCTGCTATAACTTGAGCTGATTGTAGAAGAACTACTCCCTCTTTTTGAGTCTCATAGATCTTAGTAGGATCGAACTGATTAAAAGCCACATTCGTAAATTCTAAAGATATGTTAAATTCACCACTGTTTCGTTTGCTCCAACTGCCGTTGTATCACTATCGGCAATTAATGCGGTAAGCGCATAGGCAATACCTAAAGCAAAACTCATTCCCTCTGGAAATACGATATCCCTTATGGCTGTAGTTGGTCCTATATAAAAAGTTGCAACTGGGGTATCTGTCCCAACGGTAGGCGCTGATGCTTTATCATAAAATTTTATAAATCGAGCGGCAGCGTTTATATTATGAACATGAACACTGAAAAGATTTCCCTGTGCAGTTTTAACAGATGTTGCATTTGTAGTAGCAGCAGAAATTAATCTATGAACCCTTGCACCGCCTAATGGACTTTGATTACCTTTCATTTTTTCTTTTCTTTTGCTTTTTGAAGTTCAGACACTACAATCGCTAATCTTTGAAGCATTTCGTCTCGTTCTTTAAGAGCTTGAGCAATTTCTTGCTTGCTAAAAGTTTCTCTTTGGCCTCTTGGATTAAAGCTGTAGGAGAAGCTACATCCCGATAACGCTAGTAAACTAACAACCGTGAGAGCCTTTTTTACGTTTCTTTTTAGCCATAGATATCTCATTAAGTTAATCGGTTTTATTCGTCCTGGTGCCGTATCTGTGCTCATATTAAGAGACATCCCAATTCTCTAATCATTCCAACTACTTAGTACAAAGGCAGGTATCTGCAATTGCGTTTGAACAAGCCACAAAAACACTTGTTCCTGTATCCCATCCAGCTACACAACCAGTTGTGCAAGTTGTGTCACATGCAGCATTAGCGCTAGAAGCGGCGGTAAATCCTAAATTCTGCCCATCTGCCAAATACAAATCACCAGTTATTAAGAGATCCTGATCGGATTCAATAGTTAAAGCGGTAGTGCCATTGGTAGTAGCAACAACAGTACCATTGGTGGCCCCTGCCTCTAAAAGAATCCGACTCCCTGAAGCGCTCCCTGCTACAACGTTCACGTCTCCAGCTTGAGCATTCTCATTTCCATAAATATCTATATAGCCACCACGACTATTCGAAGCTCCACCGCCTCCTGCTAATTCGAGCACACCATCATCATCGGCATCAGCTGTTGAAGCAGTAATAAGCAAAGATTGCACTGCTGTAGTACCCCCGTCTCCAAAAGTTGCTAAAATTGCAGTATCCGAAGCTGCTGAAAAATTAATTATTCTTTGAGCATCATCTTCAAGTTGTAATCTTAAAATATCCGAGGCACTTGAATTGATTACGGTATTGTCACTTGAATCAATCTTAAGAACATTAATTAAAGCACTTTTTGCCGCATTATTAATTGTTAGCCAAGTATCATTAGCTAGGCCAACTCTATCACAGATACGGTTAGCCTGAGCCGTTGTAAATGCTGGCATCAACCTACTAGCACAATCACTCTGAGCTTCTGCCTTATATGCAAATGCAATAACAAAGCTAATAAATATAAAAACTTTAGTTGCTAGTTTCATTTGAAATCTCCTCTTCTAAAACTTCCTTAACTTTTTTTGGCCTACCAGGTTTGCCCTTCGACTTTACTGGATTAATCTCAGATTTTAATGATGCTAAAATCTCATTCTTTAGCGCAGAAATATCAAATTGTGGAGCTGCTGGAGCGTGTATAACTTGAGGTTGCATCTGCATCATGGGTTGCTGTCTTGTAACCACATCATACTGAGACTGCATCGTAGCCATTTGAGTTTTTAAGTTAGCAATGAAACTTTTTAATTCTGCAATCTCTTTTGCTTGTCTAGTTACAACAGAACTATCTTTTCCAAGTTCTATATATGCAATTGCAGCATCACGAAGCTGTCTTCCATCAGCACCCAAAAATTCTAGTCTTTCATCCGATGCTTTCATTAGTTGCTCAAGAGAAAATATCCCAATAGCATTCAAATTCATCATTTGAACACGGCTAATGACTGGCCATTTGTTAAGTGGGAATCCCTCTATCTTTTTTTGGGTTTGTCTAAATCTTTTATACTGATTAGGATAAGCTTCTTTATCTTTTTCAGTAGCGCGTCTAACAACTTTTGAAAGCTTATCCTTAGACTCAATAGCTAAGTACTCTTGCTGTTCATAAAACTTATGCCCTAGCCTATCAGATTCTTTCTTGTTCTCTATACCTTCCCAATAAAAAACAACTTGAGACTCATTCGTTCTTGTAGGTTTAACACTGTTAGACCAATTAATTCCAAGCTCATCGACCATATCTTGGCCCATTTCACTTGCACTATGGTCATACATTCCATTTTCCATCTGTTTCTCACAAAAGTTAGTGGGGAGCTAAAAACTCCCCACCATTATCTAATTAGTCATTACTGTTTATGTCATCATTATATGGATAATGAATTTCAAAGTCCGCTAGTAGCGTTGTTTCGTTTACAGCAGAAGCTCCTAATGCTTTATGCACCAAATCACCATCAACTACTGCATCATCAATACTCCCAGCAGTAGCCGTAGCATAACAACGGCCATTGTCGGCAAAAGCAGTTAGCGCCAAACCACTTGCTTTGCCGTATATTTGATACCAACCACCGGTTGTGGCAACGATATTTGCTGACATTGCAATACCAACATCACCAATAGCGTTTGCTACTAAAAGAGCAGTTGTCCAATCATCAGGGAAAATAGTTACCCAACTTCCAATTGCAGTTGAGGCTACTCCTTTAAGATAAATAAACTCCCCATATCCTCTGTCAGGATCAAACCCAACCACTCGATAGCCAAGATATCGACTATCAAGAGTGTCAAAGCTTGCAATAGGGGGAAGCCCCCCCATTGATGGTGCTAATGCGTTAATTGTGTAAGCCATATTATTTCTCCTATAAATTATTTAGCGTTGGTGATTTCAAGTAATATCGCCTGCCTTGTTTAATCCGCGAAATACAATCTTGATTGACTCCGAATTTTGCAGCTATTTCTCTTTGAACTAAATTACCTTCTTTTATTAATTCAAGAATTTCCCTTACTGCTTCATCCGACAATTTTCGACGACCCCAATTTCTAAATTTTTGGTTTCTATCAATAGCTTTATCTTTAGAAGTTCCTAAAAATAGATGTTCAGGGTTAACACATCTAGGATTATCGCAAGTGTGGCATACCAAAATTCCCCTTGGAATTTCCCCACGAAAAAGTTGATATGCCATTCTATGCGCCATCATCTGCCTACCTTCAAACCAAAAATGTCCGTATCCTTGTTGTTGAAGAGTAGATTGCCACTCCCAACAACCGGAAGAGACTTTCTTAATTTTTGATAGAAAGCGATGTTCTAACATATTAATATTACTCGATTTATCACTGCTTTACTACAACTTGCAAGAAGCGATTTGTAATCACATGATAACCAGCCCAAGTTAGATACTGAATAAATCCATCTTGGTTAAAGCTATCTCTTCTCTTTAGTGGCACCATGTTTCTACGTCTATGTGGCCTAAACTTAATGTAATCCATATTAACCATATAAAAATGGTTTGATGGACAAGCCCCCTGTCTACCACCAGCTAGAAACACCTCCATATTCATGTACCAAACAGAGGTAAATCCCAATCTTGCTGTTTTGTCATTAGTTACTCTCTGCATTGCTTGAAGTGATTCAAGAAACGGCACAAAGTAGTTATTGTCAGCAAAAGCAGCATTCGGAGCATCGTTTCCTCTTACGGCCTGAACATAAGCATTGTTTATAATTGATTGCGCAGTTGCAGAAGTAAAAGTTGCATAAGTACTAGATGAAACATCATAAGCAATGTTCTGCCAAAACGAATTTGAAGCAGCAACACCACCAATAGTTCCAGAACTCGGAGTATCTCCAATAAAAAGTTGTAAGCCTTCTATCTGGTCTCCGCCTGTTCCAGTTCCATCAGAAAACAATCCGACTTCCATGTTATTTTTCATGGTTCGCTCAGAGTTTTCTATCTTCTCATCAAGAAGATCTATTACCTGCTCTTCTCCCATGTTCTGAAGCTCTTCTCTTCCGCTCATCATTACAGGAACAGCACACTGTTTAAGCGAAAATTGAAGAACGTCTACAACAGGAACTTGAGTAGTAGCAAGAGGATCCCAACCACTATACCAATCAAAACCACTCGTATCCTGGTATGCAATCGCTTCATAGTCTACATTCCCACCACTAACAGGTTTAATTCTTCCTTTTTGTTTTAGTACGTTTAAGTACGCAATGTTGTCGAGCATATTGTCGGCAACATCCGGACTTCGGATCTCTAGCGTTGTTGCAGCTATTTCACCAATGTTTAAATCAGCCATTTTTAGCCTCTAAAATTTTTTAAGTTCTATTTCTTACAAGATGCTCGATTACCTCGCGTCTTGCCTTTCCCTGAGGCGAAAACTCAGTGGAACCAACCGGTGATCCTCTAACAGAGGAGCCAGCAGTTTTTGCCGCTTTCGCCTTTTTCTTTAACTCCTCTTGTTTTAGAGAAGTTGCTTTTTGTTGCTCCCGTTCCCATGCAACATCATTTGCTCGGACGGCTTTCGTGTATGCCTCCTTTAGCACTTGTTGTATGGGTCTTTTCGGGTGGGCTTTTAATATCTTATCTACTATCACCTCCATATCAGCATTTATTTCTGCTGATAATTCTTCATCATGAAGATATGGGTGAATGGGCTCTCCAGCTTCGTTAGTAGCGTTTATAAAACTTTCAACTTCGGCTTCTGCTTGTGCTTTAAACTTATTTTGTTCTTGTTCTAAAATTGTTTGAGTGGTTTTTTTAAGTTCAGAAAGCTCTTGTCTTAAAGCTAAAGTTTCATGATTTAATTGCGGTGGATAAGTTTGGCCATTATCTCCCTGAATTTGAATTTTTATTCCCTTTGTTTCAGCAAGCCACTTAAGAGCAGCTATGGGATTTTGATCTAAAAAAATATCGGCTTGAACTAGGTTCTGTAATCTTTCAGGAGCAAAACCACCAGTTGCTTCAAAATAGTCTTTATAATCTTCTCCTATCTGGTTCCAAGACTCTGCAGTTTTTGCTTTCTCTCCCCACTGAGTAAATTTACTTTGAATGTCTTTATCTCGGCTTTCTTGCCACTCCAACGCTTCTTTTTGTTCTTCTGGGCTCCAAGTAGAAAACTTAGTCTTTAAAACTTTATTCCAACCCTTATGAGGTTGGAGCCCTTGAGAGGTAGCTTGTGTAGTAATTGGTTCAGGAATTTTTGATTCTTCGTTTTTGCTTTTTTGAATATTAATTGATTTTTTTATCGCTTGATGACGAGTAAGTTTTGTAGGCTCAGGATCCGTCCGTATACTATCAGAAACTTCTATTTTAGAAGGTGTTTCTAAGTTAGTACTTTCTGTCTCGGTAGTTTCTGTCGACGGGACTTCTCCCGTATTTTCGTCTTCTTGCATCTTCCTTCTCTAATTGATAAGCATCAATAACTGCCTGCTTACGATCACCTTTATCAACATCTTTTCGCTTATTAGGATCGGGTAAAGTTTCGGTCCCAATTTCTATTAAACCCCTAGCCTTTGTTTCTTTTCTAAATTCAGTCTTTGAATCATACACCTTCCCGCTTATAGGATGTTTCAAAGGAACCATCGTGTCATCAATCACGTTATGTATCTCCTTTGGAGAAGGAGCGTCATAAGGCTCAAATAATTTTGTTTCTTTATTCCAGCGCCACTTTCCAAAGGTAGCCATAATCAATTCCAGTTTGAACTATTTTTTTTCTTTGTCACTAGTGTTTTTTTCGAGCAAGAAAAAGTATCGTTAAGATCTCATCATCAGAGAACCTAAGTTCTTGAATTTGTTTAAATAACCACTGATTTAAATCATTTAGTAAACCTATTTGTTCTTGTTCTTTTGCAATTTTTTGATAAAGCTCCGCTTCTAATTTAGCAAGCTGTAAGTCTATTAAGGGAATTTCAGAGCCTAATTCTACAAGATCTAAGAGATTATAAAGATATCCTGGATACAAATCTCCCTTAAACATTTCAGCTAGGGTTTTTACCTGAATTTCAGAAACAGGCATTAACTCCACCTTCTTTGGTGGTTTAATAACTTTCTTAATGGTTTCTTTGGACTCTTCAGATTCTTCTAGTGGTCTTTCATGAAGATAACGATACCCTTTGGGTAAGGGCTTTCTAATCCTGTCGCCAGGAAGTTTTATCCCATCATGAAAATCTTTGGTTTGTGAAAATAGGAGCGCCAGCGTCATGTTAGCCCTTTATCCACTCTAAAATTTCTTAAAGCAGTCACATATAGCGAATTCAAAACTGAAAAAAGAGGGTCGTGGTTAAAAAGATTATAATCGTTTGTAAACAACCACAACCACTCAATTGATTGATCGGCTAGATAACCAAGAGAAGTTCGCCACTCAGTTGCGGTATGATAATTTACGGTGGGATCGGAGTTGTTAAAAACACTAGGAGCAACTACATATTCCGCCCATGCTCCTAAAGAGAATTGACTCAACTCGTCAAAATAAACAGTTCCTCCTTTATATCTAGAATCAATAGAGCCGGTAATACGAGCATACTTATCCACGGCACACGGCGATGTTTTACAAGCAAAAGACTCATTGTTTGATATGACTATTCGAGCACCAGAATTTTTGCCATAAGAAAGAGGACGCGAAGGATCTGAAATTGTGATTGCTTGATTTTCTCCAAACTCATCATAGATTCCGTCAAGAAAAGCTTTATAAAATCCATAGACGGCATCGGCTTGCCCTGAACTTACAATCTCATCATAATAAAGTACGTATGATTTAATAAAAAATATCTGTATATCGGATTTCTGCCGCCTCCAATTTTCTGCAATTCGTCTAGCACATTTATAAACTTGAGCTTCGTATTGTTCAAAAGTATGTGAAGTTTTTTGAGGCATTGCAGAATATTTCCACTGATTTGATCCGTATGGTTGAGGATCGAAAAATATTCCATAAAGACCCGCCTCTTTTACAAATTCAGCAACAAAAGAAAAGTTGTTTATAACGATTTGAATATCACTACTAAACCAATCGATAGTATTATTGAGAAATTGGATGATAGCCCAGTTGTATCGAACCCGTCCCCATCCAATTTTGTATCGATCTTTTATTACCGAAAGCATCTGGGTACAATCATCCATCCCGTATTCAGTGGTACTATAAAGTAAACGGCTAATACGAGTGCTAGAATCGTTTTCAATCTCAAAAGCTACCCCGTCTATAGGAGCTTCCTGAACTCGGTCAAATGTAGATTGAGAGCTTAAATAGGGAAGAGATAGGGGTCTAGAATGTATAAGTGATCCATACTCAATAATACCACGCATAAAGATTATTCTGTTGGCATTGGCTCATCAGCCATAATAGCTTCTTTGCCATCTGAAAAAAGAATGCGGGTAAGTTTCTTTTTATCAGATGTTTCACTATCGCCATTAGAATTGGCTTTAACAGTTGCTGTGGCTAGTCCAAGCTCCGCTTTTTTAATATCCGTGTCCGATTCAATTTTGGTAGTAATTATATCAGTCTTTAGTTTCTCTCGTTCAAAAGCAATTTGCTCGCGTTGTAACTGCACCTGTTGCATTTTCAGTTGAGTTTCTTGTTGCTTTAGTATCATTTCTTGGCGTTTGGCTTCAGCCTCTAATTGTCTTACAGGGAATTCAGCTTGTTTTGTTTGTTCTGCCATTGTAGCTTTTTGCATTTCGGCCCGTACTTCCATTTGAATTTTCTGGCCATCCTGTTGAACCTTTAACATTGCAGGGTCAGGAGGTGGAGGTTGCGGATTAGCCTTGGCCTGTTCAATTTGAGCTTTGATATCATCAACCCAGGAATCAACTACGCCCTCAAGTTGTCTTCCATTCTTAAATGTTCTCATTACAAAACTAAGCATTTCACCTGCTATCGGCACCATATCGGGCATATTCTGTGATGCTGCGGCAACCTTGTCTATAAAAGCACCGCTAACATTTAGTAATTCTATGCGTTGTTGTTTTTGTGATTCTTCGTCCATTGCAATCGTAGAATCCGTCTCAATGTCTAGTCTAAAATCTTTTAATAAGTCATTTCGAATAAGCTCTAATGCGTAAGGCCAAAGCTCTTGGTCTTTAGGCTCCATTTGAGAAACACCAGCAATTTCAGAAAAAATATCATCTGGTAAATGTTTCGAAGCTATTTCAAGTTCAAGTTCCATTAAGTCTCTACCAAAATTAGCTATTAGGTCCTGTCTATCCTGGAGTCTTAAAGTAGCAAATTGAATCTTTCCACTTGATGCAGTAGCCGTTTCATTTGCATTAACTTGCCCACGAATAATGTCTGATATGCCTGTAATCTGATAAACATCTTGAATCTTAGCGTCTCTTGCTGAATAAAGTTGTACTAAAACCTCCGTCATTTCGGCAATTGGAAGAATGTCCATGTTGCCCTTAAGGCCACCAGCTTCTGAAAAAAACTGCCAGTTTTTAGCAGCTAAAAGTCTGTTCTCAACTGATTCGGTAGCAATGCGGCCAAGCTCGGCAATTGCGGCATTATGTACACCCGCGAAACGAATCATTCGTTCTAATGCACAAATACGCTGCGTTAATTGGTCTATTTCTTTTGCTTGATCTTCATAATAAATAAAATCAGGAACGGGTCTAATAGAGCCCAGAGAACAGGTTGCTTTAACAGCTTTGGGACACGGGAAAAACTTATCTAACCCTAACGGATTTTTTCGTATATCCAAAAATGAGTCAGGCTTACCAGGACTAAACCAAAAAACCATCTTTGATTCTAAATGCCAGAGTTCCCACACTTCAGCTTGTTTTAATGCAGATGGTGGTCTTGAACCATACCTATCTTCATCCCAGTTTTTAGGAGAATTGGTTAAAGAAGTATTAGCAGCTTTTTTACCGAATCGTTCTCGCAACTCATCACGGGACATATAGCTTTTAAATGCTTTCCAACGGATTTCCTCTTCGTTTCTTGCAGGAGATTCTTGATAATCACAGTAATGAATATATTTAGAAAACGGATAAGCATAGGCAAGTTCATCACCTTCAAAGGCTACATCAAAAAAACTTCTTGCTTGACCTAATCCAACTACAAGATAAGAATCTCTTACCTGCTTTAGAACTTGGTGTTTTTGGAATCTATCATTAAGAAAATAAGCACAACGTTCCAAACCTAGAGAAGCTAATCTACCAACCGGGTCTTTGTCTTTAAATCTTCTTGATACTTCAGGTTTTGGTGCTTTTAAGTAAACAGCGGGTTGGAGTGTTTGAATGTTAGACCACATAAGAGGAAATCTTGAAGCATATTTTCCTCTACCTTCTGTTTCTCTATTTTCAAGAGCATAGCGATCATTACAAGTTTTAGCATCACGTTTCCAGCGCTCAGCATCACGTTCAGCAAGAGAAAGTTCAGTCATCCACCGCTTATAAGCTGATGGTTCGTCTTTTAGTGATACCATATCACTTTCTATAGATTCTTCATAATCAGTACTCATAGAGATCATTCTGCTCCAAAAGGTCGTTGAACGTAATAGTATTTTTTTGTTGCTTTTTTACTTCAGGCTCAGCAGTCCAGGGTCGTGCCATACAAACATAACGATCTGTTTCATAGTTATGATCATCATTCTCGGTACAATCATTTACGTTATGTAAATCATGTTGAAGATTCATAATTGATTCTAGGTCATCTTCGTATTGTTGAAACCAGTAAATCATAGGACGCCCATTCTTACCTACCAAACGCTCACGAAACTGAGCATGTCCTGCCGGTCTACGTCTATCGGCTTTAGCAAAATACACACCTTCGTCTCTGAATATCTCTAAAATACTTGGACCATGGCCGCGTTTGTCATCTATGTCGCCACCAGCAACCCTAAGACTTACGTTTTCTTTCCCTTCTTTTAAAAGAACTCCCTTAGCTACTTCACTAGCCGTAACCTTCGGTAATCCCTTCCCATACCAGCGCCTATAACAAACAATGGCATTACGAGGTAAAGTAAGAACTTCCCCTCTTGTATTAAACGCTTGAACGCTTTCGCCCAAAACTTTCCACCAGCCTATAGCAAAAGGATCGCCCTCCCCGCACGCACCCCAATCCATGCCCATTATGGTAGTCCAAGAATCATCTAGGGCAAACGGTCTAATAAGATGTTTAAGCCTATCAATCTCGGGGAAAAACGCGCCTACTACTTGGTCAAAATCGCCCTCTTCTAATGCTTTAGTCATACGAGGAGGAAGGCCACGTAAAGTTTTACGATACTCAACGGGACTCACTGAAGGATTATCATCGAGCTTAGCCTGAATAAATTGCCGACGCTTACCTCCTTCTTCATCTGGTTGTTCTACAATTTCAGATACGCCGGCAACGTCGCGCTTTAAAGCTTTAACAAACTTGCTCTTAAAGAACATATGACCAACGCCGCCAGGATTAAATGTGTATAAAGCTCGAGGAAATAGTCGTTTGTACTGATCGGGTATTCGCAAAGCGTCCGGTATGCGATTGCGTCCTCTGAGCATAGTTATCATGAATGGTGTGAATTGTTCAGCCTGCTCAATTATCAAATAATGTATTTCTGGACCCATCCAGTTAAAAACATCTTTCTCGTGCTGACAGTGACAGAGAAAAATTCTAGAACCACCGTCAAACGGGTCTTTATTGTTTGCGCCATTTGCAAAACGAATCTCGTCTTTAACCACTCTTACAAAACCGCCTTGAATCCATGGAGATAAAAGAGCGGGGAAAGAAGTCGGTCCCATCATATGGTTTTTCACCAATTCGTTGTGTTGTCTACGAAATAAGTAAACTTGAAGACCAGGGATGTTATAGGAAAAATGAAGCGCGGAAACTCTGCCTAAATGGCTTTTACCTCCACCTGCGGCTCCTCCGTACCCAAGTTCATTAGCTTCGGTTAAAAGCGCCATCCCTTGCTTTGGATGAAGCTCGAGATCTAGCGCACCACTCATTTTTTAATTGTGATATTGAGAATAGGCTTAAAAGGTTCGCCATCTTTGCCAGTAACTTCTTGAGTTATTTTCTCTCCAAAATCTTTAGGAGAAAACCTTGCAATTAGAAATTTAATACTATCACAAATTAACTTATCACGATTAACTGCGGTGTTATCTGAACGACGTTCTTTCCTCATTTTTACACTACCATCTTTAGTGGTGTAACTAATCTCGTTTTCAAGTATATCGCGAGACTCATCGTAGGCCCGTTCCATCATATTATCTACCCAATTCCAGGCTTGAGCTTTACGCGCTTGTATGTACATGTCGGAGAAATCTTCTATGGTGCGCCTCCAATGATGGATGGTGTCACGATGCGGCATATCATCAGCCTGACAAACTTCGTTTTGGGTTCGAGAGTTTTGAAGCCTTCTACAGAATTCCAGCGCTAGTTCTTTAGAGTATTTAGTGGGACGACCTGCAGGCATAGATATAGTTTACCATTTAAAAATTGTGGCGGGAACTGATTAAAAGCTAACGAAGGAGGGGTGTGTTTAAAGAGCCTATAACCCCGAATTGTTGAGCTACCCAAAGGATAAGAACAATGACGATAACTACGATGATTACCTGTTTAAAGGGTGGAGGCATCGGAATATACGTGATTATAAGATAGAGAATGAAACCTACTACAGCTAGGGTTAGAATGAGAGTAATTAAGCCCATTGGGGATAGGGTAGCTTATTAAGTTATAGAAAGATAGGAAAATCGCAATTACTTTTAGTGTTTTATAAGCTTAATTTCTTCATCAGTTAATTTAAAATATGCTCTCATTTTAATTTCACGCTCTAATTCTGAAACGTTATATAAAGACTCCATAAACTTTTTATCTGGCGGGAAATTTTTTTAAAAAGTGAGTTCGGATTCGTGCCTCATCCTCACTAAAAAGCTAATAAAGCGTAACCCACATTCTACCCTAAATGTGATATAACCGTTCTCTTCTCTCTTATATCTTCTTTTAAATTAAATATATGAGACCTGGGAATCTAAGTAATATAGGTTCTAAGTATAGGATCTAAGTACAGTAGACCGGTCATTTTTAGGGGGTGTCGAGCGGTCATATTTAAGGCTTCGACCGGTCATTCTTCAAACACCTTTGTTCTAGTGGTTAAAACTAATAAGTCCCGGACCGTAGCTAAACTTGCGTCCATGAGCTATAACCAAGTTTGGGTGAAGCTTATGAAAGGCAAGGATTTCGTATGCTATTAGCTTCTTAACTGCGAGTCTCAGTTGTTTATCTGAAAACCCGCTCCACTGAACACAGTATTTAATTTTGAATCTTCCGTAGCCCCTATCAGCCATAAATCGAGTAGTGAAATATAAGAGGACTGCAATTTCTGAAGTTGATGTTCCTGGTCGTATACAATACCGAACAACAGATTTTAAAAGCTTATGATATCTACCTGGATATAGATTTTGACGTTTTTTTAACGGTACTTTTTTAGAATAAATTTTTCTAAGAGACTGCTTTAAAGCTTTAACAATAAAAGGTTTTTTATGATTCTCTTCCTTTGTCCAGATTTTTATTGCTGATGTTAAAGAATCGTAAGAGACAAAATAGAAATCTCTTTCTACCTCGATGTCTTTGTTCTTGATTAATAAGAGTTTAGGGGGTATATTATTCATAGTTCAATGTCTTTTATTAGTTGTTAGTTAATAAGTTTTTCCTTTAAGCACTTAAGAATCATTACTCCTTAAGTGCTTTTTCTTTTATATCTCAATGGTTTAACCTAGTTATCCACAGACCTTGAGATAGATCATACCTAACTAATTTATCCTCACTCCTGGGTTCTGGCTAGAAGTTATTTTTTTATTTTAACTTATCCACAATTAAACCACAGTTCTAAAGAAATAATGTAATGATATCAGGGATGGATAAATATACACATTATTATGTAAAGATATTTATATACAGAGACGATAAGTATGGTATCTTAGTAGGTAGAAGTCTGTTTAAAGGAGAAAATCATGACATTTACCAAAGAACCTATACTTAGCTTTCTTGATGAACTAATCAGTAATTCAAAGGATACGATTAACGCTAAGGAAGAGCTTATATATACAACATGGAAAAAGCTCTGCTCTAGTAGAACCGATCCTCTCTATCAACTAGCCTTAATAGACATAGAAACGCTAGTAAAAAACATTGCACATGAGCTAGAAAAACAATCCTTACTCAACATCCTAAAGACTCATATTGAAAGGCTTGAATAAATGAAAGTAATCATAGCTGGCTCACGTAACATCTCAAACTATAAACTAATCGAGGAAGCTATAGAACGCTCAGGATGGAAGGGAAAGATTACTTCTATCGTATCAGGCGGAGCTAAGGGTATGGATGAAATTGGTATCCTCTGGGCTCAAAAGAATAAACTTACTTGGTCCACTTTTTATCCTGAATACTCAAGATATGGGCAAGGTGCTCCGCTTGTAAGAAATAGAAAAATGGCTGAGTTCGCCGATGCCTTAATAGCTATTTGGGATGGGTTTAGTTCTGGTACAGCCAATATGGTTACAAATATGGTAGCAGAGGGTAAGCCAGTCGTTGTTGTAAGGCTTGGTAAAACAACCCCCAAGAAAGAATCATGTCAGGAATAGCGCTCTTACTGAGACTTAGTAGATTTAAGAAGGTTTGTAAGAGTCTGCCTGAGCTAGAAATACCAATCCCGGTACTTTTAGCTTATGCAGAATGGTTAATAAACAAAGAAAGGAAAGGTTGACTATGGATAGAATAAGAAACGTAATCATTTTAGCTGTTGGTATCATCGTATCAACTTGGTTAGTAGGCTGCGGCAGTACCACGGGGTTTAATGTGGGTTTGTATGCCACCCCCGTAACTCAAATAGACTATAACCAAAAGCTTGAGCCAAGAGGTAGAATAGCTAGGAAGTAAATTTATGGGGTTAGTTTTCTTAGGTTGGCTTAGAGGTTTGAGAACCCTTGAGTACCACATGGGTCTAACTTTAGGGCCGACTACTCTACCTAGGAACTAACCCCAACTTATGTCCATGAGAACGGACCCTTAAAACATAACTTCGAGAGAAAAAACTCTACCGGTGGAGCCGATCACCGGGGTTTATAAAGAGGGATTAATTATGGATAGAACTATCGAGCTTACTAGCGTAGTGCCAAATCACTCATCTTGGCTTAAATTGCCCCTACAAGTCCTCAGAGCCTCACTAGCAGGTTTTCTCCTTCTACTCATAGCTTGGGGTAGTTTTTTAATATACAGGGAAACTAAGGCTTATATAGCCCTTAAAAAGGATAATCTCATAAGATATCTCATAGAGGAGGATTTGTACCAAAGGACTATTGAGGCTGACAGTAAAGGTAACAGAATCGTTGTGAGTACTTTACCTAAAGAAGGATTAGAGAAGGCATTACTCATTTGCACCTACCAACAAGACGACCTTAAACATAGACTCCAAGTGATAAACGACTACGCTTTAAACTAACCCTCTAATAGCCAATCCTAGGGCTTGAACAATGAGCGCTAATAGGGGTTCCAGGGCCTATCTTTTTAAATCCATGGTAGGGTATACCCCCCCCCTCTAATTAAGCCTCAATAAGGCGTAGGCGACGTTCCCTAGTCATTAAACGCCTAAGGGTACTCTTCCTCACTAGCCTATTGTCTTCCTTGGACTCCTCTATAGCTTCTAGGAGTAAGGATAAAAACCACTCTCGGTCAATATTAAGGGCAACACAGACATACCTGAAAGTAAGGAACTTCTCCGATGTCTCTTCTGAGGAACTAAACCATACACGGGCACCTGCCCTTAGCTTAGTATTAGGCTCAAAGAGATCACAGACCGCTCGATAAAGAACTTGAGTTAAAAGGCTTCTTTCGGGAAGTACTTCAGGGGATGGATTATCGTTATATAAAAGAGACTCAACAAAGCTTCTATTATGCTTTCTACGCTTAATATCATCAGTTAAAGACACTAAGCTTATTGGATTAACACTTTATTTATAACGATTCAAATAATGTTCCCTTGCAAGCTTCATAAGCACATTATCAGGGATGTGGTGACTTATTCCTATCCGCAAAAACGTCATAAGACTACAAGAATTCTCCGTCTCAGCTTCCCAAACTTGCTGCCTTGACCAACCAAGAGGCTTACCAAAAGCTTCTAAAGTTAGCTTTTTAAAACGTCGTAACTCACCTATTAATGACATATCTTATTGACATTACTATGTGACAAAAATTTGTCACTCGTACTTTAAATAAAATGTATAGAATGTTATTGACAGGGAGTTTTAGAAAAGAGATACTTTTAGTATAGAGTGTTCTTGACCTGAGAGTCAAGAGAAAAGAGACTGGGTAAGATTAACTTGGAGGACTTAATTTTATGGCTAATGACTGGGTTAGTGAGAAACTAGAACAATTAGAGTACGCAGATTGGGAACAAAAACTCCTTGAAGAATTCACAGATGGTGAAGCCAAAGAATTAGAGTGGGATGGCATAGACGAGAAATGGCTAAAATCCCTCTACGTCAATAATTTGACACCCGCCGAAGCTGCCCAAGAAATCAGACTAGAACTTTTTATATGAAAGGAAACCTATATGCACGACTTACTTAGAGCAATCAACATACTAAATGACGCGCTAGATAAACTAAACCAGGAATACCACATGAAAGGTTGTCCCGATCCAGAAAAACACTTCATCAGATGTGAAGCGGTACTCAAATTCATCCAAATTTTACAAGATGAGTTTGATGCTGAAGAAAAATCCTTTTGTGAGGAACATAAAATCGAATGGCTGAAATTAGAGAAAAACCAGTTGAACTAATAAACGAAACCGTAGTCTGGAAACTAAATGTTGATTTATCAAAACCATTGGAGGAGCAAAAACCCGTGAGAGTAATTGAATGTCATTATCAAAGAACTTTTAAGCTAGGAGACTTTCAGCCCGAAACGATTTTTCAACGAGCTTTAATGAACGAAGGAGACAAAGAGGATGAAGATCCAATAGTGGTTCTTAAAACATTAAGAGAGAACGCTACTAAATCTTCTATCCTTTATCAAAGAGCTTTAAAGGAAAAAGCTAAGGAAAAAGAAGGAGAGGCTAAGAATGAATAAGAATTGGGAAAAACAACCTTATGGCATTATCGGAGGAGGTAATTATATTTTACGCCCCTCCAATGATACTGGTGAATTTGCTATCTCCTACCAGCCATCTAGAAAGCTTGCCCCACTCGCTATTTTTGACTGCGAAACAAACTATGGAGAAACCGCCATATGTGATTTTCGAGGAAGCAAAAATGTTTATTACATATTAAACGGGAACCACCAAGATGCTTATGAATCCCTAATAGATCAGGGAATAGAGAAGTGTCTTGAATACTACAATTCAAGAAAAGAAGAGTGCGGAAGTAGTTGGAGTACTAACGTTCCAATTGAAGAATTTATAGAGAAGGTAATACTAAAATCAGATCCTCCAAGTTAAGAGCGTGGCCCCTGCTATAAGGGGCATTTTTTAGGAGAAAAATAAATATGGCAACTTATGAAGAAATTTTAAAACATATGCCAGAAAAAACACCATTCGTTAATCCAGACCCAGGAAAGGGCACTTACGGGCTTACTGATGTTAAAATCATAACACTTAAAAAATCTTGGCAGGGTAAAGTAAGACAAGGACCAGGCTACAGACTTGTTTTTAGGTCTCTTAGTAAACCAGAAGCTTATGCAAATATAGAAGTGTTTGCTGCACAAAAGAAAAATTCGCACCTCTATAAAATCACTAACGCTATGACAGATGGTTCACTCCCCGAAAAACCCACTAGGGAAGAAATTACCAAAGCTCTCTTTGATTGTATCGGTAAATGGTTTTCTCTTGTTATTACCCTAAAAGCTGGAACCAAAAACCCTAACTTCCTTTTTACTAACGTTAATATGGATCTAATTAGAAAAGACACGGAAACACAAAAACAATACGGAAGCTGTTTTGATTTCTTCGGTGTTACACCCAAAGATACTACATCAGAAACGGTGGTAGTAGAAAAAGAGGATAGTAATGGCTTCGAAGATGATGACCTCCCCGATGGTGCTTATACAGAAGAGGAGTTAGCCAAGAAAGCAAAGAAAGATAAAAAGCTAGATGATATCCTAGATGAAGTTTTATGACCTCTTATCACTGGGAAGTAATAGAAGGTGAAATTTGTACAGAGATAGAATCAGGTGAAACAAAAAACGGAAAACAATATCATAGATTTGCAGTCAGAACGAAAAAAGCAATTACTAAATGTGTGTGCTGGGGACAGAAATTTAAGGGAGATGTTAATATCCTATCACTCGGTGTTAAAATCACGGCAAAAGGCTTTTACTCAAAGCAGATGGATGCGTTTCAAGAGGTGGATAACGAACTTTCTATCCAGTGGTTTAGGCTTACAGACGAAAAGCCAAAAAGAAGCGTCCCTGTCGGTGATGCTCTTAAACTCGCTAGAGAGAGAGCAGAATCTTTTAGAAGAGATGGCTTTATTGAGGTGCAAATTGGGGATAAAAACAGCGGAGTGTGGGCGGTTAAAAAAGAGACTCACTGCATTAAACATCAGGGGCAATGGAGACATATAATAGACTACCTCTTTGATGTACTAGGAATTGAATATGTCAACAAAAGATTTAGAGAGTTTACAAAAATCCCGGAAGGTGCGTCGATTGAATTCAAAGCGCTCTACACGAAGAAAGAAGAATATGAAAAATTCATTGAAGGGCTTAAAGAAGAAGCAAGATTACGCGATAATGGGCAAGGAGTGGTACAAGTTCTTTCTGAGAGCAATAAAGGAAGCGAAGGAAATGGAGAAAGCAAGGAAGAAAACGAAATAGACTTGGATTATATATGATCAAAACCATCAACATAATACAATGGATGCTTTTTTTATTTATGACTATTTTTTGTTTTTTCGAGCCCTCCGTAATTAATTTTGCGACAGCAGTTATTGTTTTGCTCAATGCACTATATGATTCGTTTCATGACACCCTCTGAATCTCAGATACAACAATCTATTATTTCGTGGGCAAGGTGGCACGAAAAGAAATACCCTGAACTTACAATGCTTATTAAAATTCCAAATGAAGGTAAGCGTTCTTGGGTTAAAGGCAAACAGATGAAAGCAGAAGGGTTAAAGAAGGGTGTTAGTGATTTATTTTTGGCTTACCCAATTAAAAAATCGGTGCTTTCTTCAAAAACTGGGGCTAATCAGTATTTCTATGCGGGCCTATGGTTAGAAGTTAAAAAACCTATGGAAAAACCAACAAAAGAGCAACAAGAATGGCTCTCTGATTGTAAGGAAGTTGGATATCAAGCTGAATGGTGTGATTCGGTAGATGGTGGAATTGATATTATTAAAGAATATTTAGGAATAAAATAACAAATAGGAGAATAATTATGAAACAAAAACACTATAGAAATGGAGAGTATAAAAGAAAAATAGTTTACATTGAAGGCCGCCCTAAAATTGAAGCCCGGATTCTGATGGAAAACTATTTAGGACGAAAGCTTTCATCGAGCGAACTTGTACATCACGTTGATAACAATCCGCTTAATAATTCAGTTGAAAACTTACAAATAGTTACTCGCGCTGAACATAAGAAAATCCACAAAGAGATTGGAATTCAAACTCGATTTTCGAGGGTGTATAACTTAAACAGAGAAGCCATTTTTGAACTATTTAAAACCAAGAATTGTACTGAAATTGCTTTGCTAATCGGATGTAGCCAAAAGACTATTTCCAATTTTGTGAAACAATTTATTTTACCGAACTGCGATTTGCGTAGTTTTGGATTTAAAAAAACAAAATCTTCTTATAAGGAGAGATTAAATGCAAATTAATAAAAATCACCGAAGGCAGGGAGATGTCATTCTAAAGCGAATCAAGTCAGTTCCTGAAGAGGCAAAAGAAGAGAAAGTCAAGAAGATTGTCTTGGCCTATGGCGAAGTTACGGGACACTCCCATCAAATAGCAGAAGGAAAGGCAAGGCTATTTAAGTATGATGAGAAAACTTATCTGAGCGTAACGTCTCCATATGCTGCGTTAAAACACGAAGAGCATCGAGAGATTCAATTACCCGAGGGTGATTACGAGGTTGTTATCCAGAAAAACTACGAACCTTCCGGATGGAAAAAGGTGGTGGACTGATATGATTACCGAGCTTACGAAAGAACAAATTGAAAAGTTGGTTTTTTACCGAGACAAATGGCTTGGTGTCGGGCTTTCTACGGGGCGAGCGGATAGGCCGCGAGCGGTGGAGGCTATGAAGGCAGTATACAAAGCTGCAGATCAAAAAGAGCCACAAATTTTTATATGGCTTGAGTCCCCGTTCGCAGGAGCGATCGGGTCCAGTATGCTTTGTAATTGGGATCAAGTCTGGGATCAAGTCGGGGTTCAAGTCAAGGCTCAAGTCAGGGTTCAAGTCAGGGATCAAGTCTGGGATCAAGTCGGGGTTCAAGTCAAGGCTCAAGTCAGGGTTCAAGTCAAGGCTCAAGTCAGGGTTCAAGTCAGGGATCAAGTCGGGGTTCAAGTCGGGGTTCAAGTCTGGGATCAAGTCAAGGATCAAGTCAGGGATCAAGTCTGGGATCAAGTCGGGGTTCAAGTCTGGGATCAAGTCAAGGATCAAGTCAGGGATCAAGTCTGGGATCAAATAGGGGTTCAAGTCTGGGATCAAGTCAAGGATCAAGTCAAGGCTCAAGTCAGGGATCAAGTCAGGGATCAAGTCAGGGATCAAATAGGGGATCAAGTTTATAAATGTGGATATGGCCTACATGATTCTAATTGGCTCGGGTTCTATAATTATTTTCTTGAAATTTGCGAACTGTCTTATTGTTCGACGCTTAAGCCCCTTATGGAGCTTGCGGAATGTTGCGGTTGGTGGTGGCCGTTTCAGGGTGCTGTGATTTTAACAGAGAAGCCTATTTTTCTATCTAGAGACGCAAACAATCGATTGCATAATTCTGATGGACGAATGGCAATTGAATATCCCGATGGTTTTGGAGTGTACGCTTTTCACGGCGTTAGGCTTTCCTCGAAATACGGAGCAGTAAAAAACAAAGATTGGCAATCGAAATGGCTCTTAGAGGAACAGAATGTAGAGATTAAGCGAATTCTTATTCAAGAGCTTGGCTACGAGAAGATTTTTCATGAGCTAAACGCTAAGAAGATTGATTCGTGGCGAGAATACGAGCTTTACAACATTGCCGAAGGCGCTGACGTTGAACCAATACGGCTTCTTAAGATGCAATGCCCCTCTACTGACCGACCTTACATTCTTCGAGTACCACCGGATGTGATGTTTGCTCGGGAGGCAATTACCGCAATCAATGGAGGGTTAGATCCAGAAGAGTTTATTATGGAGACATGAAATGAAAAAGACTAAGGCAAAGACAAAGAAAATAAACTTAAGATCGGAAGCGGCGGTAAGGAGGGTAAACGAACTTTGTATGACGGAGGCACCATATCCGAAAATAAATCTCTATAGAGATTTTGAAGTTAATAGTTTAGTTCTCGTTCTTTATTACGATGAGTATGATGCTTTTTGCGAAATCTCCCTTAAAGATTACGTCTCAAAACGAAAGAATTTAAGGGGAATTGGCAAAGCAACCAGCAAGCTTGTTAGGAGTTATAGGGGGAAGAGATGAAACTTAAAATCCTAGCACCGATAATAGTGGGAATCTTGGCGGTAGCGTTAATTTTAGTCAGCCTTATGCTTATAGTAGGTGCTGTAAAATGACTGCAAGCGAATGGCTTTTCATCTTCTCAGTCGCACCAATAAGTATTTGGTTAATCATTTTCATTGTCATGGAACTTTACATGGCGATTTCAAAGAAACCAAACTCGCTCACATTTAGCCAACGCTTAGTTAAACTAGCCAAAGAAGGCAACCCGTGGGCAAAAGCTTATATTCTCGTCTTTCCTTTGTTTTTAATGTTGGCAGGATTTTGGTTGTTTTGGCATTGGGGCTTTTTTTGTATTCAATTCGGAGTACTTTGTAGGGTGGATGTGTAAATGGCCTTCTATTTAATCAAGCGTTTCCGAAACGTCCTTGGAATCTCTCAAGCAGACATGGCTCGCTTAATGAAAGTAAACAAAAATACGGTTGCAAGATGGGAAACGGGAAAACGTCGAATGTCTCCCCAATCTAAGCATTCTTTGCGTTGCCTTATAGAGTCCTACGAAAAAACACCTGAACTTTATCTTCCAAAAAAGATAGAAGAAAAATGCAAGAGTTGCGGCGGTCCTTTAGGTTTTGTTAATAAATATTCCCCGAAAGGAGGGTCTCGCCATTCTTTATGTAAGTTATGCAAAAGAACAAGGGCGTATCTCGCAACCTTTAATCATCGAAAGAAGTATCCGATAAAATCAAAAAGAGTTGCTAGAAAATGGCAAGCGGCTAATAAAGGAAAACTTGCTGGTTATTATCGTAAGCATTACGAAAAGAATAAAAAGAAATACGCGGCCGTATGGAAGATAGCTGAGTCAGTTCAGCGTGGGGAAACAAAAAGAGAGGTTTGTAAACTTTGTGGAAAGAAAAAAGCAGAAGGGCATCATTATGATTATGATAAGCCGTTAGAGGTGATTTGGCTTTGTAAAAAGCATCACGCGGCATGGCATAAAGTTTTTCTTGCTGATGGAGTTTGAAGGATTGTGTATTAACTTTGGGATTTGGTGCGGTGTCGACACATGACACACCCAATAAAACTTAGCGCGCTATACCACAAGCCTTGAAAGTTATATTTTCAAGAAAGAAAACATCACCAAAATCTGGGACTATCGGGGGTCAATATGGGAGAAAGAAAAGTGAGCAAGGAAGAGTTGGAGGTGGATGGGTGGTGCATGTTAATGCAAGATTTACGATGGGATATCCCCAGAACTGAAAAGGAACTTATAAGAAGACTGGGCTATGGGGGAATTTCAAAAGAACAATTTAATCAAAAAACTGGCTGTAAGGTTCTTCCCGTCAAGCTCATAGAGGCTGAGAGGTGGAAGGAGATGAAGAAACTAGCAAGCGAACTTTTAAAGTTTCTCTATAAACTCGAAGGCGCGATCGGTGGTTCGATAAATAAGGAAGCAACTAAACTATATGGTGAACTTAACAATCTTTTAAATGAGGAGGAGAAATGAAAAGCGCTTGTTGTGGGGCACGATACAAACGATTTCCAAAACTGACATCATGGAGTTGGTTTTGTGCTCATTGTGGGAAGAAGTGCAACTTGGAAATCGAAAGTGACTTTAGCGTTGCTACTGAAAAGATTGATTACGAAGAACGATTTGAAGAATGGAGCAACTACCAAGGGGAATAAGATGGGTACGAAATCACACATTGCATTGTTAAATGAAGGAACCAAAGGAATTATATCGATCGAGTTACACTCGACACCAAAAATCTGTGTTCATAATTGGCAGAGAAGGCGCGACGGTCGCTCATGTCTTCTTTGCGGAGTAATTGAATTTGGAGTTGATATTCCAAGGGACGATAAAATCACCCTTACGTCACCAATTAAAGAAGAGTTAGGATGATATTAAGAGGGATGGAGATTAGAAAGGATTTGATTGAGGGACCAAGCAGTGGGTGGAAGAAAGCCGGACCTTGCGACTCGAAAAACTTCGAGCTGATCCTGGTAGGCTATTTAGAAGGGAATCAACTCCATTCCCTCTTCCTCTAAGTTATTTATGAATGGAAATCACAAGACTCCACGCAAGAATTTAACTCGCTCTCGGAAATACCCGCTAGGTTACAGTACTTCAAAGAGGAGAGACGAAAGGCTGGCTACTCTAAGAAAATCTTATATCTCTACGTGCTTCCGCCAGCAGTGGAAGGTAATAGTTGGTACATTGCTGGTTTGGCTAGTGGCGTGTGTACTTATGATAGGGCTCTCAGCTTGGCTACCGTAAACTTAATTACTTCTTAGTGGGTAGCATTGCGTTTATAATCCCAAGTAACCCAATAGGAAGCCCGATTGCTTGTAAAATCTCTGGTAAGCTTGAAAGGTCAAGAGGATGACCCGTCATAAACTGTCCAACTATTAAAAATACTAATCCAAGTGTTCTTACATATCCCTTAGATGTCCACATATACACCCTCCATTCTAATCCACTAACGTTTTAATAAAAAATCCTACTGCACCGGCTACTACTTGTAGTAAACTTTGAGGTTGAGTTCCTACACAAACAGGGCATTCAGCATGACACTCAGAACTTATGGGTAAGTTATCAGCCTGAAAATTACTCTGTTGGCTACAACTCAAACTTTGTCTAATACTAAGAGGCGTTGGCGATTGTGGTCTTGCAGGTTGACAGGACAAAACCACAAAACATGCCAACGCCAACAAAACCTTATCTGTCATTCAAGTAGTAGTATACCTACAAAGAACACGCTCAAATAGTGGTTATTTTCGATAGTCGTTTCAACCTTCCTTGTGCTTTCTTAAGTAGCCTAGTGGCAAGGTCTAGCTCATAAAGAAAGGCTTCTATAAACTCTAACTTATCTATAGCCCTATCGTTTTTAATAGACATACCCCAGAGGAAGACATAAAAGGCGGCATCAAGGCGTGTTTGAATTATTTCAACAGCATGTTCGACTAAATCACGAAGCTTTTCATCTCTGGTTTTTTTCTTTTTCACTCACAGCTTAAAATAACCCTTCCTGAAGCTTGGATTGACGCTACCGTAATAACCACTTTTAGTCTTTAGCCATATCCATTCCGAACCGCTTTTTGACTTTGCTTTATTTCCGATTTGGTAACCATAAAGCCCAATGCCGCCAGGAATACCAGAGTAATACCTATGAAGACCTCCTGTATAACTACCACCATAGGCAAGTCTTCCTATTTTAACTCCATTAAAACAAACTATCTCAATAGAATCTTGCTTAACTGGACAGATAAATAATGGCCGATTCTCGCGAGGAGAGTCGGAGCCTTGAGAATCCTCCCCAAAAGATTTCCAAAGACATGGGTTTTTAATTGGTCGAATATTGCCGCTAAAAATAGGAACAGGGGGAGACCCCTCGGGGAGAGATAACCTAACCATTGCTTTTAGGTATTCAAGAGATGGCTTAGCTGTACGCTTCATTGGAGGAATAAAGGGGTCTTCTGGTTTTTTGTTTTGAGCTAGGTTGTACCGCAAGCCCCAGAGAAAGCAGATTTCAGCATTCTTGTTATGTTCTAGCCAAGCTGAGATATCAGTATCGTAAGCCGAAATCCCATCTAGTGAGGCTATCCAATTAGCACTAACCTTTAAATCTTTACCACCGTGCTTTTCATTAATAATTCCAGGCAAAACCTTGCCCTGCCATATAGTATTAACGGGGATACAAGACGGAGCTAGGTTGTGAATTACTTCAACATGTTTTTTAATTTCATCTAAGTTTTGAGAATTGTGCTCACAAGAAAAACTGAGAAGTAGTTGTGTATTTGGAAACTCCAAAGCTAGCTTTTCATATAGAGGAGCAACTTTCTTAGTGTGAGATAGAGGAGCTATTTTATGAGATGGATCCCAATACATCTGACACCTATAGACAGGGAACTTTCCACTAACCAAAAGCTTTCTAAGGTTAGGCATTACAGAGTTAGAAAAAACATTATGAAAAAAGCCGATAGCAGAGCCGGCGGGTGTTAGTTCGATTGTTTTTTTAATAGGGAAAAGTTTGTGACTCAACCCGAGATAGTCAAAACCTATAATCATTTCTTAATCGCGCCTATTAAGAGTGTTCCTAAGATTGTTATAACTGCTGCTACTAATGACCGAAAAAGCCATTTACGATTTTCCTCGATATGTTCAAGGGTGTTGACTTTGTCTTCTAGGTTATCAAGTTTTTTTTTAGGCCATTTTCTCCGCAAAGATCGGTTTCTATGTGGGATAGAGCTTTAAAAAACTCAGCCTCTCTTCTAACATTGTTACCCATCTCGCTTTCTAAGTGAGAGGTAAGGGTATTGATTAGTAAGTCCAATTTATGGAGTTTTTCAATAACAGCTTCGCTAGACTCTTTAAGGTCTAGAATTTGTTCTCTAAGGGTCACTCTTGGATAATATCAAGGTACAGCTCTCCTTGACCATCCAGTAATTTCATGAAGCGCCTGTATGCTTTCGTAGAATCGGTAATACCGAATATATCTCCTACAAGGCCGTAAGACATGCCCAAGAGCACACATCCATTAGAATCTTTAGTAGTGTTACCCACATGAATAAGTATATCAGAGCGACTAGCAACGTCTCTAATTTCATAGGCCTTGCCAATATTAGCTGTTTTAGATAAAAAAGCACTACGAAGGGAGAGTTTATAATGTCCTAAAGGAATAGCGCTTATATTAGGCTGGTTGTTTAAATAAGGAAGTTCTAAGGTAGTAAACATAGGGAGATAATCAAAGAAGAGAAGGCCAAAAATTGGATGCTCTGAATCAGCTTTAGCGAATCTTAGTATCTTTAGTTTCAAGGGGGATCCCCCTCCCCTTTTTTAGGTTCATTTGGATTTTTCAACTGCCTCCTTGTTCTCTTCCTCGTGGGTGTTTAAAAGTTCAATCAACGGCTAAAAGCAGAGATGGATTAGCATAACAGCATTGGTCTTTCATCCACTGATGCATACTATTATCACCAAAAACAGTTATTATGTTACTACACAAGGAAGTTCCTTTCCCTCCATTTGTTAAATTCATCTTTACATATTCTGCGGGTCTTGCCCCTTCTCTAAATCGTATGTGGTAAATCTCACAGCTATAATCAGAGTTTTGGTGCTCACAAACTGCAAACTCCTTACCTTCTCGCCAAACCCTACAACATTTAGCATGGCAGATATTCATACAGTATTCTTTATGCGTCACGGACCTTTTATTGGAAGCGGTTCTAAAAACTTAGTTATTTTTAGTTCTTCAATTACAACGGGATCCCTTAGCACATCATCCCAAGTAAGTAGATTCTTGTTGTCCCTTTTTTCTATCCTACGTAGATAATCACGGAGTCTGTACATACTATCTTCTAATGAACTATGAATCCCCGCTGCGATCCCACCGCTTGGAAATACAATACCTATGCCGTTTTCAAAAGTAATATGAACCATACCCGTATCAGAGCGATCTTCATTTTTAACTCTTTCTATTTTTATTCCATCTGCCATTAGCTCCAAAACCTCCTATTAGTTATTTGTTTAAAAGTAGGAGTAATGCTCCATGTACTAGCAAGCCAGTTTCCATACCAAGTAGTACTAGTCTTCCTCATAGCAAAACCAGCTCCATAAAACCGTCGTCTTGCATTTGATGTAGAACTTTCATGCTCAAACCCAACAACTGTAACTGTATCAGTAGTAGTGGGCTTAAACGCTAAAAGATATCTTTCAAAAGCTCGTAGTCTCGTTTCTGGAAAAGGAAGCCACATATATTGATAGCTAGACCAATCGCTAGACGCTGTGCCAGAACTAAAACTTTGGCTTGCTACTGAAACAACTGTTGCCCCACTTCCTTCAAAGTCTACGGTGGTATCTTGGCTAGTAACTTTATATAAAATAACATCAAAGGCGGTGCTGGCATCTTGAAATTTCGCAACGAAAAGAAAGCCATTAAGAACACAATCAAAAAAATTATTCCAAGCAGTCCCCGCTTCTCGATAAGTTGCGCTTGTAGATAAAGCGATTTCGTCAGTTGTTAATCCCCTTGTAGGACATTCCGCCCAAGTTTCAGCAACAAAAGAACCCCCGACATATCTAAATCCCAATATGGGGGCCTGGTTACTATTTAATCCCCATCCTCCCCCGGTATCAATTAAGCTAATTGGGAAACCATGAACTCCGGTATCTACGGGCTGACCTTCTAATCCAAGCTTTAAATAATTACTTGCTCCCGGAGAGCCGGAGCTATATTGAACTACTATAGCAAAATAATCACCAAGGTTTACGCTTACCGATTGACCAACGAAACTTGAAGTCGATACATATTGATTGTTCCCTGCACTCGTAATGGTTACATTATTGTAACTATTAGTTGCAAACAATGTCCCCGAAGGAGCTGGAAATCCGCTTGTAGAAGCCGCTGCTGTTACGGTTTCAACTCTAAAACTATAAGTGATAGAAGGCCCTGAATATACCCCGGTCCTTTGACCGTAATAAATTCTATCTATAGTTCCTGTTCTCATAGCTCGATAAATTGCTGCTGTTTTTTTTGTAGTACTGTCCATGTTAATAGTAGTCTCTCCTACGAACCGATAATGCGGCCAGCAAAGATTCATGGAGTAAACATCCCTAACAGGCAAAACCGAATTATCAATCAGCCCAGCCGACCTATGTCGTTTGTCTGGTATATTCCAGTTTTTCACTAAAAAATCCTACCTGTCCCAACTTCGCCTATTATGGGCGTAATTTGAGACGCTTCTGTTAAAACATCCGTCCAAGCACCAGCGTTAGTTCTATAGGTAAGATGCCCAATACCAAAAGCACTTTGCCTTGAATTTTGATCTAAATACACCATACTATTAATTGTAATGTTTTCTGTTGTTGTGGGCTTAAAGACTAATCGGTAAGTTCTTCCTTCTTGTAATTTAACCCTAGGAAAGGGATGTTTAAGAAATCTTCCACTTAAAGAAGCAGTTGTGCAAAAGTCGGGTTGAAGAGAAATAGATGCTGACTCCGTAGTTGAATCTCCGTCATAAAGAACAATGTCGCAGTCACTTGTTAAACTTGAAAATGTAATGTAACAAAAAACTCTATAAATTATGGCCCCAAAAGGCTGAGTCCATTTAACACCTCGCTCATCTGGCTCACTTGAACTATTAAATGAGATAGTAGAAAACGCATCGTTTGTTTGATAATACGAAATTACCTCGCCGTCGTCGTACTTTGCAGCAGTTATGGGAACATTATCAACTGTAAACCAATTCGGAGAGCCTAACACCATCTTAAAGTATATCCCCCTCCGCATAAAGCCCAAAAGGCAAGCCGCGATATAATGTTGTATGTGTTGCTCCGGTTACTCGAAAATCAGCATAGTTAGATTCACCAAAGGTACCACTACTATATTTAATCGACACTCCTAATTTATCTCCTACGGTAACCGAAGCACTAGCAGTCATAGTATTCCAAACAAATTTATTAGAACCAGAAGGCGTAAAAGTTATATTAGTATTTGCAGCCCAGAGAGTGCCGCTTGGTATTGGATATTTTCTAGCTGCTGTTGCTGCTGTTACGGTTTCAAGACGAATCTCATAAGTTGGAGGACTGGTAACACTAACAAGTCCATATCCAAGTTCTGTAATGGTTCCTGACTTTGGTGCTTGAAAAACCGATCCAACTCTTATGATAAGAAGATTATCTAAAGATGCTGCTGCAAAAGCTGTAGTTAAGGACTCAATGTTAAACAAACAAATATTTGAATACTTTCTGTACGCAACGGAATCTATAGGGCCAAAGTGTCGTCGTTTATTTCTTGTGATATCATCAAACATTAGTTTCTTATCTCAATAATATACCCAAGGACAGATCCTGCGTTATACATTCTAAGTTCTTGAGCGTTATTTAATATTAGCCCAGGAACTAAAAGAAAAAGAGAACCCGGCAAAACCGGAATATAGGGAATTATTGTTACCGAACTTCCCCCATATTCAATTACAGCATCTTCTGAGTATGCTCGATCTTGTTGTCCGTCCAGCTGGTAAAAATTTGAACGAATTCCCCAGACCCAAATTTCATCATAATCAGTTGTTCCTGATACTGCCGTATGAACTAACGTGCCTGGAGTCGCAGAGGCGGTAATAGTAATACCATCTCCATCCGTCGAAGCCGATAATTTATTAGTTGCGTATGTAGTCATCCTCTTATTTTTTCAACATACCCCACTACTACTAACGCATTAGTTTGATTCGTATCCCAAAGATAAACCTCTTTACTATTTCGTAATATTTGACCGTCAAATAACTTTCTAAGCCCCGTATACGGTGATATGACCACCACATTATTAAAATTCCCAAACCCGACAGTAACAGGGACTTCCCTAGAAGAATTGTTACAAACCCACAAGTACACCCTATCCCAATCGGTAGTGTTAGGCGGACCAAAATGAATTGAAGAATATCCAAAGTGGGTAACTCCGTCATATTGAACATAGATGGGCTTCCCATCAACGCTCTCGCTAAACTTATCTTTAGTAAAAACCGCCATACTAAACTATCTGATTTACATACCCAAAAAGAGTAATTTTGTTGGTTACTGAAGCATAGGCCGTTACTATTTTAGCATTGTTAAGAATAATACCAGGGAGTGTCTGCATCAATCCCGATGTTGGAGGAACAACAACCTTGATCTCATTAGCTGCCCCAACATCCCCATATTCAATCGTTAAGGTTCTGTCTGCTGTATCTTGATTTATAGCCCACATCCAGATCTCATCCCATGAGGTTGTTCCGCTAACTGCGGTATGGATTGTTGTTCCTGTACTTGCTGTCGCCGCAACCTGTACCCCTTTACCATTAGTTGAACCCGAAAACTTTGCTTTTGTATAAGTTGCCATAATTTCCCTATGAAAACACTTGAACCATTAAAATATCGTTTACGGTAGCTGCTGGAGCTGCTGCCCATTTCATCCCATTTGTTTCTGTTGAATCGGCTGTTAAGACTTGAGTATTGGTGCCGATGGCTTGACGAACGCTATTCGTTCCGTCGTGTGCAACTAAATCCCCTTTGGTAGTTAAAGGATCTAGTGCATTAAAGGCTGCTGTTGCCGTAGTTTGACCAGTCCCACCATTGGCAATAGGCACTGCTCCGGTAATACCATTAGTAACATTTACCTGAGCCCAAGCGGGATTATTGGAAGTTCCAGTATTTGAAAGATACCTTGTTGAACTTGCGTTCTTAGCTAACC